TTTCTTCGCTGCATTTCCGCCATAAGAAACGGCTTCATAACCTGTTCCCACCAACCCTTCTCAATATAGAAGTCTTTAAGCGAATACTTGATAACCATATCGAAGATAACATCAATCATCTTCGCACTATCCCAACGCCCATATTTACAGTTGAGTAAAAACCAATGATTGTCAGCGTCAACGCCCGTCAATGTGATTGCACGATAACAACTTTCCGGATTAGGCGACGAAGCCGGATCAAGACAAGCAAACAAATTGCAACGCTTGATAAGATCCTCTTGACTATGCCTTGAATAATACCGGAAGTCGTCCTCACTAAAACAACGGCTTTCATCAGCAACAGCAACACACATCTTTTCCGACATCCATATATCGAGCTTACCCATACGGGCGAAATTCTCCCTTTCGGCGATAATTTCTTCGTAAGTGTGGCGTCCTTGCCAAGTTGGGACGTTATCCTTCATTATCGGAACACGAATAACCTTAAACCGTAGATTGTCGGCGTTGTTAATCGTCTTTTCAATGCAACAACGCTCCCCGAGATTGTTTCCAATAAAGAAAATGCGAGTATGTGAGCCCAAAAACACAATATCCGACAAAAACCAGTCCCAATCGTTCGTTGTAACGGTTTCGGATCTTGCGTCGTCGTTATCCTGTATATCGTCTAAAATAATGATTTTCGGGCGTCTGTCGAGGTTGTTTAGTCCACGAATACCCGTTCCTTTACCGTATGCTTCGATCCGGACATTGATTATTTCGCCGTATTCGTTAAGCACATCAACCGAAAATACTTTGTTGTTTTCTTCTTTTATAGCAACGAGATTGTGTCTTACAAGCGGATTTGACTTGTATTCGGTTATAATATCCTTGAGCTTATTTGAAGCCGTCGTTTGATTTTGCTTGATAATAACAATAAAATCTCGGCTTTTGTCCGGATAAGCCAAACAATGAAGCGGAAATGCACGCAAAGCATACGAGCTTTTACCGCTTTCTCGAAACATCTCGATTGCAACGTGGCTTGTTTCGTGCAGCAGTAAGTCCGATAATTCAAAATGAAAGCCGGCAGGCTCGCACTCATACTTCGGATCATTAGCAAGAACAACATCACGGAAGGCGACAAGACTTGTCCGGAGTGCGTGTATTACTTCACTTGTTAGATTTACGCTCATATTTTTTAGCCTTTTCTTCGGTGTTCTTATCAAACAAAGAATATCCGGTTATATTAACATCATTTACGACTTTATCCGTCCATTTATGATTTTTGAGCCAAAAGATCGCACCGGTTGCCGACGTTCCTCGCAAGAGTTGTTCTTCGGCGTAACTCTCCATAAATAGAATTGCCCTTTTTATTATGTAAGTAAACTCGGGTTTTTCCTTATAATCATAAATGCTTTGTCGGCTATCAAAGCCCAAGTGGAGAGCAAGTCCGGAGATTGTCGGCGGTTGATTGGGTCTTAATTTGCTAATATAGTCATAAATAGCGTTTTCTAATTCTTTGGGCGTCTTATATTTCAAAGGTCTTCCTGTTTTCATTTGCAATTATCCTTTCGGGTTGCAGAAAAAGAAAGGCAGGTTTTAGCCTGCCATATTCTCGCCTTTTATGGTTAAGTGCACAAAATTAGGTTTTCCTCGAAGCTGCTCAAGCAAAAAGTCTATTTTATGGTTGGCTTCTTCTTGAATATTTTTAATTTCATCATTGATCGCCAACACTTCCGGCAAACGCTCGGCGGCTTTTTCTTCTGTTTCAAAGCATAAAGAAGCTAAATGCACGAGATAAACACCTTCTTCGGTTTTAATGCCGTAAGTATCGAAGCCGTCTTCGTTCACACTATAACCAACAACAACGCCGCAACCGGTTTTTCTGTTTGTTGTATCAATATAATATATTTTATTCCCCAACATTTCCGGCTTCTCCGTTAGCGTTTTCTTTTTCTCCTTCATTGACTGGAGCTTTCTCCGGATCTTTGTCGGCTTCCTTTGCTGCCTTTACTGCTTCAATAGCTTTTTCGGCGTCGATAATCTCGGCTTTCAATGTTTCAATTCTCTTATTGTGATAGCTAGGAATTTTCAACTCTTTCGCTTTTGCACGAATAACAGCTTCATCTTCAACGGAGATAACTTCCGGAGTTGTGATTGTTGTTCCTTCCGGAGCTTCGCCTTCTTCGGCGGTTACCGGAGTTACACATTTACCGAATTGATGAATATCCCCTTTATATTCGAAGATTTCGCCGACTTTGATTTCAGTTTTGCCGTCCGGTAATACCAGATTGTGGTTAGCTTTCAATAACATTTTGTTTCCTTTCGGTTGAGTTAGTTTAAGATTGTGGTTGCGGATCTCGGAGTTGCACCGGAATTTTCGGGTATGAGCCGAACGTGATACTTTTTCACTAATCCGCCGGAGTTAGTCTTGCCAAGTTCTCGCCTTTACTGCCCACATTTGAGCGGTTTGAATTTCTGTAATTGCGATTGAACATAAGCGTTTTTGCTCGTTGGAGCTGCTTTCAGCCCTCAAAGCGTCCATATTGTCGATAAGATCAGCGAATTTTTGCTTCATTTCGTCAACATCAGAAATTGCACTAGGATTAAATTTAATACCAACAGCAGCCTGTCCGTATGTAAGAGTTTGTTTTTCGCTCATTTTATTACTTTCATAAAAAAAAGCCCACCGGATAAGTGGGCTATCGATAAACTAGGTATGGTTTTAATAATTAAAAAAAGGAGAAAACCTTTCTTATAATCGCAAGAGCCAATTTTTCGCACGACATCTCACGATTATATCAAATTATATAGCATATTTTTTCAAAAATGTTGCATACAAAATTGTTGCAAGATGTTGCAAAGTGTTGCAAATTTGCAACATATCGTTAATTTTTGGTTAAAATAGTCTTCAATCCGTCTTGAAAAGTCCGCCAAAGCGTCGTTCGATACAATTCCCGATCCGCAAATTTACGTTGGCAAAGATGACGTGCAATTCGTTTCCACCCCATATTTCGACAACGGCAACGGATTATTTCACGCTCAAGCAGGCTAACGCAAGGCAGCCAGTTAAACATAACCATATTCCAAATTTCCAAATCTTCGGCGGTTGCATATTGAAGGCGAGGATCTTCCGCCAAATCGTCCAAAGATCGGAGCGTATCGGGTATATCAACAACAGAACCGAGAGTTGAACCTCTTGTTTTGTTAGCAAACACAGGTGGAAGAAGGCGATCAATTTCAAAAGCCCTTCTTATAACTTCTTCAATCTCTTTTGTTGTGCTATATTTCATTTATCCCCCTTGTCGATGACTGCGTCCGTTCAATTCAAAAATCAAAGCCCCACCGGACAAACGATCATAAATTCGCTGCCCTAAAATCTTTTGCAATTCCTCAATAGTGTTGTTGGATATAACAATCGTCGGCAGCATATCATTATAACGAGTATTGAATATCTCGTATAATTCCGTTCTTTCGCTGTCGCTCCCGTATTGCACACCGACTTCATCAATAATTAAAAGCGGAGTTTTGCAATAAATATCCATATTCGAGATCTCCGGATCTTTCCAACTCAACTTTATGTTATCGATCATTTCTTTTGCTGTGCCGTAATAAACCTTGTCAAAGCGATAATATTCGGTGTCGGAGTGTTGCCAACGATCGGCTATTGTGTTCATAATAGCGTAAGCGAGATGTGTTTTTCCCGTGCCTACGCCGCCAAGAATAACGATGTTTCGATCAAATCCATTTTTGCAGCCGGATAAAAGAGCTTCAACAACTCTTTTTTGTTCTCCAGTTGAACAAGTGTAATTGTCGAATGAAGCAGCCGCAAATCTTTTATTAACTTTCATCATAGCGGAATATCCTTTCCATAAGTGCCGGAAGCTACACCGGTTTTTAACGGTATGAGGTTTTTAGCAGCTCGAAGCGTTCTTTCTTTACTGTCCCAAGTTATGAGTTTTTGCTTCCAATTTTTAACCTTTTTCCCTTCGCTGTCGATCCAATTACCGGCTTCGAAGTAGTTTATGAATTTTTGAGCGTCCACCATAAGAGATTTCTCGTCAATGTAAGCCTGCACTTGTTCTTTTGTCGGTGGAGTGAATACAATTCTCGGTTTTTTATTAGCGATCCAATCTTCGAGGTCGATTTCTTTTTCTTTTTTGATACCCTTTAGGGTATCTTTTTCTTTTACTTCTTGTTTCTTACTTCCTGTTTCTTTATCTTGAAAGGATTGTCCTCTTTGACCTTCCTTTGAATTTTCTTGACTTGTTTTGACCTCGTTTGACCTGTTTTGACCTTGTTTGACCTCTTTATGTTGATTTTGACCGGTTGGATTATGGTTTCCACCTCTTTTTTCTTCTTTGTCCAAACTTGGCTTAATTGCTCCAACAAGAGCAGCAATAACCGGATCTTCGGGCTCGATACCCTCAAATACATAGCTTGTTATTGCGTCATAAAATTTAAGACGCAAATCGTCCGGCAGTTTATCGGCTACCGTCTTAAAATTTTTGAAAAATAAAAACTTATCCTTCATTTGTTTGACTTTCTCCTTTCTTAAATAATTTTTCGAACGATGTGCGAAGATCGCTCTTTTGTGGAGAATAAACTCCCCATTTTTGCAAAACCTGCTTAAACTCGTCAAAAGTTCTCACTTCCTCAAAGCCAAATCCGGCAGCTTCTGCATACCTTTTAAATTCGGCTTGATCCGGCGAAAGCCTGTTCTTGCCAAACTTAAATTCTATCCAACAAAGAGGGCTTCCGTTTTTTGATAACAGATAGTCCGGAGATCCGGCACGAAGCCCCATTCGCTGCATTCTCTTTCCTTCCCAATATGTTCGCTTTCCTTCGTTGGGAATATGTATCAAATCAAATTTTCTATGCTCGCCAAAAGTTCGATCAAACCAAGCAACGCAGGCAATACAAAGATCATCTTCCGAATTAACGGCGACGCCATTAACAAAAGTTAGATTGGCGATAGGCTTTAATGTCCTGTATTCAACCGCCGTCATTCTTTGGAAGATGTCTTTTTTCATTTACCCACCTCATTAAATCTTTGCATATACATTTCATACATCAACGC